GGACCCCGGCAAAAGTTTCTTGCGCGGATTCAAGAAGATCCAGATCTAGATCAACCAACAGCAGTAACTCTTCCTAGAATGTCTTTTGAAATGTCGGCTATGACATATGATCCAGAGCGCAAACTTACGAGGACTACAAGAAATACTGCACCTATTTCTAGTAATAATCAATCATATCTTACACAGTTTGTCCCGACACCATATAACCTAGATTTTCAGCTTAGTATCTATGCCAAATATTCTGAAGATGCTACAAAAATATTGGAGAATATTTTACCATTCTTTACTCCAGAATGGACACCGAGTGTCGCAGTCATTGATGCTCTTCCTAATGAATATTTTGATATTCCAATTGTTTTGAATTCAGTTACAAATGAAGAAGTATATGAAGGAAACTTTACTGATCGGCGAGCAGTAATTTGGAATCTTACCTTTACTTTAAAAGGATATTATTTCGGGCCAACGACAAATAAAGCAGTTATAAAATTTGCTAATACTAATTTTTACACTGATGTTGCAAATGGATCTTGGTCAGACACTGCTACAGAGCGTGTACGCGCGTATCCAGCTCTGATTGCTAACTCAGCTGTGCATTGGAGTGATATAAACTATGACGATGACTGGGAATATGTAGTAATCATTGAGGATTTATAAAATGAAAAAAGAAGACATCTTAAATGCTCTTGAAATTGTAGATAATGAAAAGCAAGAAATTATTACACCAACAAAGTCAACAGATGATCATGTTGAAAAAGATTTTGATTATGTAAGAAATAATCTTTATTCTACCATTGAGCAAGGTACTTTAGCCCTTGAAGAAATTGTCAATGTAGCACAACAATCACAACATCCAAGAGCTTACGAAGTTGTTTCAACGCTTATTAACAGCCTTACAAATGCAAATAAAGATTTATTAAATATTTCTAAGCTCAAGAAAGAGTTAGTAAAGAAAGAAGAAGAAACAACTCAAGTAAATAACACTCTTAATTTTGTTGGAAGTACATCAGAATTTCAACAATTAATCAAAGGTAAACTAGGTTCTTCATATGAGTAGTATTGGATATAACGGTAATTCTCTTTTAAAGAAAAAGAATGTTCAAATATCTTGGACGCCAGAGCTTATGGAAGAATATATAAAATGTTCAGATGATATCCAATATTTTGCTGAGAAGTATATTCAAATTGTTCATGTCGACCATGGTTTGATACCTATTGAGTTATACGACTATCAAAAAGAAATCATAAAAAAATCAGAAAAAACTCGTAACGTTATTGTTAACACATCGCGCCAGGCAGGTAAAACCACTACAGCTGTTGTTCTTATACTCCATTACATTCTCTTCAATGATCATAAAACAGTAGCACTTCTTGCTAACAAGGGTGATGCTGCGAGAGAGATATTAGATCGTATTAAGATAGCATTTGAAGCATTACCTAAGTGGATTCAACAAGGGGTGATTGAATGGAACAAAGGTTCTGTAGAGTTTGAGAATGGATGTAAAATATTAGCAGCAGCAACATCTTCTTCAGCAATTCGGGGCAAGTCTGTATCATTTTTATATATCGATGAAACAGCGTTCGTAGAGAACTGGGACACTTTCTTCGCTTCTGTGTTTCCTACTATTTCATCTGGCGAGACTACAAAGATTCTTCTCACATCTACGCCAAACGGTCTTAATCATTTTTATAAGACATTCGAAGGCGCAAAAGAAGACCGTAATGGATATGCTTGGGTAGAAGTTCCGTGGTATAAAGTTCCTGGTCGTGGTGAGAAATGGAAGAAAGAAACTCTCGCTTCTATGGATTTTGACACACAAAAGTTTGCTCAAGAATTTGAGTGTGAGTTTCTCGGTAGTTCTGGGACACTGATAGATGGTGGTAAACTCAAAACTCTGTTCCACAGAACACCAATTCAAGAACAAGCGAACATTAAAGTCTACAAGAAACCAGAAAGTGGTAGAATATATGCTTGTGTTGTTGACGTGTCAAGGGGTAAAGGTTTAGATTATTCGGCATTTCAGATTATTGATATTACAAAAATGCCATATCAGCAAGTGTGTGTCTATAGAGATAATCTTGTCACACCTATCGAATACACTGAAATTATAAATACAATGGTAACATATTATAATGGAGCACACATTCTTATAGAAGTCAATGACATTGGTAGTCAGGTATCAGACCTTTTATATTACGAATATGAAACCGAGAATCTAATCATGACAGAATCCGCTGGTAGATCTGGTAAAAGAATATCAGAAGGCTTTGGTGGCGCAAAGGCGTATGACAGAGGTATACGGACCACTAGACCAGTGAAAGCTACTGGCTGTTCTGTTCTTAAATTGATGATTGAACAGGATCAATTGATTATCAACGACTTTGACACAATCAATGAACTCAGCACCTTCTCTCGTAAAGGTGTGAGTTATGAAGCAGAACCAGGATGTCATGATGATTTAGTAATGTGTTTAGTTCTTTTTGCATGGCTGTCTGCTCAACAATATTTTAATTCAATTACAGACATTAATACATTAACAAAATTAAGACAAAAAAGTGAAGACCAAATGATGCAAGAGTTACTTCCTTTTGGTTTATATGACGACGGTAGAAATGAATTAACAGAAGAGGCAGCATATAAAAATATACAAGTCGACCGTGGAAATAATGAGTGGTTGTTGTAAAATATCGTTTCTTATAAATAAAACAAAATATAATAGTGGAAACACCTCTTATAATCATTAGGGAGAAGCAATTATGGCATTTCAAGTCAGTCCTGGAGTAATTACGTCTGAGATTGACCTATCAACAATTGTACCAGCAGTCGATTCAACTGCAGGCGCTTTTGTTGGAGTATTTACTCGAGGTCCAGTAGAACAAAGAATTCTTGTAACATCTGAAGAAGATTTAGTAACTCGTTTTGGTAAACCAAATGCGAATAATTATGAGACTTTTTTTACCGCAGCTAACTTTTTAGCATACAGTAATAAACTTTATGTTACACGAGTTACTGATTCAGATGCAGTAACAGCATCTTCAAGTGGTAATACGACTTTGCTAATCGAAACTAGAACAGAAGCAGAAGCTCTTTCTGGTCAAGGTGTATTTGTAGCACAGTCTCCAGGTACATGGGGAAATAATCTTGAAGTTTCTGTATGTTTTGATAGTGCTGATTATTCAGAAGCAATTACGCTTAATGCAGCAATTGCAAATGGTGATACAACAGTAGATATTGCAAATACTGTTGTACAAACTACAAATCTTGCAGCAGGCGATGTACTTCGTGTTGGTAATAGTTCTATTGGATACCAAGATCTTAGTGTAAGTTCTATTGCTGAAGCAAATGCTTCTCATGATACAATTACATTTACTCCAGCTTATCGACTTTCAACATCTTCTCCAACTTCAGCTACTCGATATTGGGAACACTATAATCGTGTTGATGCAGCACCTGGTACGGGTAATTCTCATATCGTTGTAGTCGATGAAGATGGCGGTATTACTGGAACAGCTGGTACAGTTCTTGAAGTTTACAATGATGTAAGTAGAACTGATGGCGATAAGGATGATCAAGGTTCTTCGATTTACTTCCAAGATGTAATCAATGAGAGATCATCTTACGTTTGGGTTACTGCCGATTCTCTTGCTGATGGTGACAACTATCTATCATTTACAAATGGTTCAGATGGAACAAATAACACTGAATCAACTATTACGCTTGGTAGATTAGCAAGAGGTATTGATCTTTATGCTGATTCTGACGAAGTAGATTTCTCACTCTTTTTAGCTGGTAAAGCAACATCTACAGTTGCTAACTATATTATCGATAATATAGCAGAAATTCGTAAAGACTGTGTAGTCTTTGTGTCTCCAGAAAGAGGTGATGTTGTTGAACAAGCTTATGGTGCTGAATTAGATCAGGTTACTGCCTTTGAAACTAATCTTACTCAATCGTCTTATGCAGTAATGGATTCTGGTTATAAATATCAATATGATAAATATAGCGACAAATATCGTTGGGTACCACTTAATGGTGATATTGCCGGTCTTTGCGTTCGAACAGATAATGTAAGAGATCCTTGGTGGAGCCCAGCTGGTTACAATCGGGGGATTATTAAGAACACTGTAAAACTTGCGTTTAATCCTAAAAAAGGTGAAAGAGATATTCTTTACAAAGCCGGTATCAATCCAGTGATTACTCAAAACGGTCAAGGCCATCTTCTTTTTGGAGATAAAACTCTTCTTAATCGGCCAAGCGCATTTGATAGAATAAATGTTCGTCGTTTGTTCATTGTTCTTGAAAAAGCTATTTCAACAGCAGCAAAATATACTCTCTTTGAATTCAATGATAATGCAACTAGAGCAAAGTTTAAAAATATGGTTGAGCCATATCTTCGTGATATTCTCGGCCGACGTGGCATTTATGATTTCAGAGTTGTTTGCGATGAATCCAATAACACGGCTGAAGTTATTGATCGCAATGAATTTATTGGTGATATTTATATTAAGCCTGCAAAATCAATCAATTTTGTTCAACTTAATTTTGTTGCAGTAAGAACTGGCGTTGAATTTGAAGAAATCGTTGGCAATTTTTAAGAATAAATAAGATTAAATATTACTAAGGGAGAGACCTTTTATGGCTTTCAATATTTCTGAGATTAGATCTCAATTGCAATTTGGCGGAGCTCGTCCTGCGCTCTTCCAAGTTCAGATTACAAACCCAGTTAATGGTGCTGCTGATTTGAAAGTTCCATTTATGGTTCAAGCAGCAGCGTTACCAGCATCAACTGTTGCGGCTTTTGATGTTCCATACTTTGGGCGTAAACTTAAAGTTGCTGGTGATAGAACATTTGAAGATTGGACAGTCACAGTTATCAATGATGAAGACTTTCTAATTCGAAATGCTATGGAACAATGGATGCATTCAATCAATACTCATGAAACAAATGTTCGCGAGTTTGCTTCTGCTTCTCCATTATTTTATAAAACTGATGCTCAAATTACTCAATTCTCTAAGACGGGCGTACCACTTCGCGAATATACATTCCGTGGAATGTTTCCAAATAATGTTGCAGCAATTACCGTTGATTGGAATACTACTGATACAATTGAAACATTCGATGTAACTTTCTCTTTTGACTATTGGGAAGTCACTGGTGGAGTTACCGGTAACTCAACTCCTTAAAAATTAGCTTATTTTGATTTTTTTACAATTATTAGGAGTATAGCCATTGCAATTATTTGGGTTTTCAATAAAAAGAAAAGAAGAAGATGACAATTTAATATCATTTGCTCCACCAATTGATGATGAAGGTTCTATTGTTGTACAAGCATCAGGTAACTTTACCGGAACATTTGTTGATCTTGAAGGTTCAGCGAGTAATGAAGCAGAGCTTGTCACAAAATATCGAACAATGGCTCAACATCCAGATGTACTCAGAGCAGTTGATGATATTGTAAATGAAGCTATTGTTGTAGATTATAATAAAGAAATAGTCAATTTGATTACTGAAGACTTAGAACTTCCTAAGTCAATTAAAAATCGTATTTCAGATGAGTTTCAAAACGTTTTAAAAATTCTTAACTTTTCTAATATTGGATATGATATCTTTCAAAGATGGTATATCGATGGAAGATCATACTTTCATGTAATTATTGATGAGTCAAACCCACGTGATGGTATAAAAGAACTTCGTTATATTGATCCAAGAAAAATTCGAAAAATCAAAGAAGTTGTAAAAAAACGAGAAGGCGAAGCAATTGTTCAAGAAATAAAGAATGAATATTATATGTATAATGACGTTGGATTTGATTTAAATAATAAAACGGCAAGTGGAACATATGCTCAGGGAGCAAGAGGTTTAAAAATTGCTAAGGATAGTATTATTCATTTTACTTCTGGAATTCTTAATGAAAATAATACTCTTGTTCTTTCTAATCTTCATAAAGCAATAAAACCACTTAATCAACTCTCTTATCTTGAAGATGCGGCAGTTATTTATCGAGTTTCGCGCGCGCCTGAACGTAGAATCTTCTATATTGATGTTGGTAATCTTCCTAAAATGAAGGCAGAACAATATCTTCGTGATATGATGGTAAAGCATAAAAATCGTCTTGTTTATGATTCTACAACTGGAGCTATGAAAGATGATCGTAAGTTTATGACGACTCTTGAAGATTTCTGGTTGCCAAGAAGAGAAGGTGGGCGAGGAACAGAAATTACAACTCTTCCTGGTGGTCAAAATCTAGGTGAAATGGAAGAAGTTGAATACTTCAAAAAGAAACTTTATAATTCATTAAATGTTCCATTAACAAGACTTGAATCTGAATCCGGATTTCAACTTGGAAGAGCTTCAGAAATTTCAAGAGATGAAATCAAATTTGCGCGTTTTATAAAAAGACTTCGTAATAGATTTTCTATTCTTTTTGATAAAATTTTAGAAAAACAACTTATTCTTAAAGGTGTTATTTCTCCAGAAGATTGGTTAGAAATTCAATCAAAAATAAAATATGATTTTAATGAAGATAACCACTTTGAAGAACTTAAAACAATTGAAGTTCTTCAAAACCGTATTGAAGCTTTAAATAATATTGATTCATATGTTGGCAAATATTATTCTGAAGATTGGGTCAAGCGTAATATTCTAAGGCAATCTCAAGAAGAAATTGATGAGATTGCTAAACAAATTGAAGATGAAGATTCTGATGATGATTATGAAGAAAAACGAGATGCCGAACTTGATATTGATAGAGATAGTAAAGATGAACCAGAAGATGAACCAGAAGATGAACCAGAAAAACCTAAAGCAAATACAGTAAGTGATGAAGAAAAGAATTTAATTCTTTCTGCAACGAAATATCTTGAAAGAACATTTGACAATGAGCAATCATAATGAAGAGTTACTTTACGCAAAATTAGTAGTACTTACAAAAGCTATTGTTGATAATGAGCAAAAACAACTCGTAAAAACTCTTTTAGACGATCTTTCAGAACAACTTGAAGAACAAGTAGGCCCTCAAGGTAAACAAGGGCCTATTGGTCCTAAAGGCGAACGAGGCGAAATTGGCCCAATAGGATTTGATGGTGAAAAGGGTGATCAAGGTCTTCAAGAAGAAGTTGGTCCTAAAGGTGATAAAGGAGAAGTTGGACCAAAGGGGGATCAAGGAGAAGTTGGACCAAAGGGTGATCA